GTCGCCGATGGCGTCGACATACTTCTGCAGCTCTTCGGTATCCGTGATCAGTTTGTACATGACGCCTCGGCGAATAATTCAATAATTCAAGCACACCCCCCTCTAACTGAGCCATAAAAGTACTTTAAAGTACTTTTAGTTAGGGGGGGTGTGCTTGAATTATTGAAAGATCTCCCCCCAGTTCCGTAACTTTTGCGTAACAGGGCAGCCGCCGCCCGTCCCGTAACATTTGCGTAACAAGCGGCGGCCTCCCCCTACTTCAGCTTCTTGGGCTGCTTGCCCGCGAGCAGATCATCAAGGCTACCGCCTGCGAAGAACCCCTGCGCGGCCTCCCGAGTAACCCACGCCACGACCGGGAAAGTAGGCTTCCAGTTCGTGTGGTCGTTCGCCGTGAAGCTCTCGGATGCGAACTTGATTATAGGCAACGACGGCTCGTCGCTTTTAATCTGATTGGATACTTGTGACAGCATCGCCTCTATGGAGTTGCGGGCACCGGCTGCGTTTGAGGAGAACTTGAAGTTCTGCCCGCTACCGTCGAGGGCAACACATCCAAAACCGCGCAGCGGCTTCCATCCGTCGCCTTCCTTGTAGGGTCCGTGATCCTCAAGGGTTTCGGCGGCTACAGCGGCGGCCTTGTTCAGGTACGACCACTCCTCACGGCCGACGACCTTGCCACCCTTCCAGCAGATCCAGCCCTTGATTGCCGAGATAGGCTCGAACAGGAACATACTCTCGGGGTCGATAGCCTCACGATCCTTGCCGACCCGGTACTGATTCATCTTGCCAGAGAAGTCGATGAACGTGACACCACCCCCCTGAGAGTAACCATCCTCCTCTTGACTGGAGTCGATGGCAGCGGCTATCGCGTCGTCGTCCAGAGCTGGCAGGTTGGTGTCGTTAATAAAAGCAGTAAGTGCGTTAGTCATATCGGTCACCTTTCTAGTTGACACGTTTCACGTTAAGGCGCTCCACGGGAGCGCCCACTTTTTCAAACGGGGTCAGATCGATCCCCGCCGCCGCGACAGCCTTACGATCAAGGCTGGCACGTCCCTTGGTAAGCGACATCGAGACCTCGATGTTGCCGACGATCATTGGCCCTGCGGACTGCAGAGCTTGTTTCATATCTTCCTTCAGGCTGTCCTTCTCAGCCTTGATGGCGGCCTCTGTGTCCTGCAGCTCTACATAGCGCAGCACCGCCGTATCAAAGCCACCGGGCCGCGACTTAGGCCGGGGCGTCCGGCTCTCTTCGGCAGCCACACCGCATATGGCAGTGAAGGGGCAGTATTTACACTCGCCAGTACGCTTGCCCTCGCGGTCGAGCACGCTGTCGCTGACCGCAGAGAAAACCCGCTTGGCCTTGTTGGCATAGACATCGAGGATGCGGTCGTCAACGTCGATGACGAACTCGAACATACGGTTGAAGTTCGACGCGTCGACGTAGAGCAGGTAACCTTGTGACAGCTTGTAGTCAGTCTTCTGGTTCAGCAAAGCCATAGCAATGCGCATCTGAGTAATGTGCGCCGGCTTCGGCAGACGCCCGGTGTTTGTTCTCGGGTCTATGGACTTGACTTCGAGGCCCAACCAATCCCCGTCGCCAAACCGTATGACCCCATCGGGTGTCGCCGAGAGCCGGCGCTTCTCGTCCTGCAGGCTGACCTGACCAGTACCTACAAGGTCAAGAGACACGTCGTTTAGAATAGACAGACTGTCGATGATGTACGCCTCGACCGCGTGACCGCGACGAGCGTAACCCCAATCCTGCGCGGCCGCCTCACCCGGTCGGTGCTTCGAGTACCAGATGCTGCGGATGCACGCGTCAGCCTCCGAGCTGTTCAAGTAAGTGGTGCGGTCGAAGCCCCAGTCCTTCCGGGCTTCGTGGATATCGGCACCGCGCAGAACTGCATCACGTACACTCATCTTATTTCTCCTTCATTTCGCAAAAGACGCCGCCGCACTCGCTGTAATCGACGGCGTCCAGACGGATCTGATGCCCCCACGTCAGCAGGATTGCAAATACAGCTAAGAGCAAGCATATACCCTGTTTAAGCATGATAGACCTCCATTGCTACGGCGTGGGACCGGCGCTTCGCGGAGGCGATGCGGGCCACGGCCTGAGATAGTTTGTCGTCGGACTGCAGGATGTCGACGTGGACGTGCTCGGTCTGACCGATGCGGTGCAGGCGGGCGTAGAACTGGTCCATGATGGCAGGCGACCAGTCCTCCTCGACGACGACAATGCGGTTGCCGCCGTGCTGCAGGTTCAGGCTGACGCCCATAGCCGCAATCTGGCCGACTAGCACGTCCAGCCTGCCCTCGTTGAAGTCACGCTGCAGCTCGTCCTTGCGGGCGCTGCTGGTGCGGCCGTCGAGGGCAGCGACCCGCAGGTCAGACATCTCGGAGACCAGTGCGTCAATCACACTGGTGTGCCACGCCCCGACGAGGATGGCACCGGCACCGCTGGCCACGCGATCGCGTATCTCGGCGGCGGCTTCGCGAACCTTGGCCTCGCCAACCTTGCGGCGAGCGGTGGCAATGTGTTCGTCGTTCGCCGCGACGGCCTGCTCGATCTGAGCCTGCGTCTTGAATCCGGCGAGGATATCGCGCAGCTCGTCGTCCATCGACAGCCCGACGGGCAGGCGGTTAATAGTGAGCGGAGGCATGGCAGCCCAGACATCGGCCAGCTCACGACGTACAGCGAGGCCGCCGTCGAACAGCCACTCGTTCAGCTCGTCGGTGTTGCGGCTGCCGACCGTCATCTTGGTGGGGTAGCGAGCGCCCGGGAACTGGCGCTTCTGCACGATGGTGTAGCGCAGATTAAAGCGATCAATATGGCCGCCGCCGCAGCGACGGCGCATACCATCCAGATCAGCGCGGCACAGAAAAGGATAAAGGTCGTCGTTCCAGCGTGTGATAGGTGTGCCGGTCAGGCACCATGTGTGCCCGACGCTGCCCGCAAGGCCGCCGCTGCCGAGGAGCGCTTTTGTGCGCTTGGCCTTCACCGACTTGCAAGCGTGCGCCTCATCAAGTATCAAGGCGCGGGCCTTGAGCTGAGACAGCTCGGCAGCGCGCTTGGTCGCAATTTCATAAGACATAATTAGAGCTGTGGCTGCGCCGTCAATTTTAGTCTTGCCGGTTTTCACGAGCTGCGCGGTGTCGCCTGAGAAGAACGCCTCGAACTCTGCCTGCCACATTCTCAGCGAGATCGGCGGGCCTATTATAATGACCTGATCAGTGACCAGCTCGCGGACGAGCCGGAAGGCTTCGAGGGCGGTCAGCGTCTTACCGCTGCCCATGCCTGAGAAGTTCCCGGCAAAGCGACGCGCAGCCAGAAACTGCGCGTCCTCGATCTGATGGGGTAAAAGATTTTTCATTATTCGCCCTCCTCTACCAGTGCCTGCGCGGTGTTGAGATAATCGCAGATCAGCGCGTCAAGATCTTCGCGGGCGGTGTCAGCTACATAAGCGCCAAATTTCCAGACCTCTTTGCTAGCAGCAACGTGGTTAATGCGGTGGCTAGCCGTGCGGATGGTGCGGGCGATACCACTGATGAAGTCGGCACAACACGCGGGGCTGGAGCCTCTTGTAACGACGTCGTCGCGGAGAGCGCGGGCCAAGGCCAGTGCGCCGTTGACGATCTCGATGTCGTCGTCTTGGGCTGCTGTTGGGTTGTTATAGTCGCTGTAGTAAGTCATTTTGGTCTCCTCGGTTAATGTCTACACAGTAGATAGGGCATCAGGCTCTGACCGTCAAGAGCCTGATATCTATTTGTAGCGGCGTTTGTATTCCGCCACGCACTCGAGAGCCATCTCATTAATGAGACTGTCGCGCTCCGCCATTAGCTTAGCGTAGTAGGCGCTGCCCTCGTCGTGCAGTTTGAGTGTCTCGCGAATATCGTTTAATGCGTAAGCGGCTGCGTCTTTGTTGAGATCTTTAATGCTGTAAGTCATCGGGTGGTCTCCTCGGTGGTGCCGGGGCCGAAGCCCCGGCGGGTTAATTATTCAAAGTCTTCAAATTTCAGAAAGCAGCCTTTTAGGCGAAACCATGCCGGGCGTCCGTCGCGTTCCAAAAGAATGCTAACCACGCCCCAAGGTCGGTCACCGCCGACGAACCAACGACCCTCGCGTTTTTCCGCAAAAGTCTCGGAACCGTTTTGTATGGCCTTGATTCTCATCTGATGGTCTCCTTGGTTGGCGGCAACACCGTGCTGCCGTACACAGTATATAGTGCATCTATAACTAGATTGCCAGAGCATGACAGAAAATAAATTATTTTAATTATTTTGTTGTCAGGCTCTTGATGATTGAATCGGGATGCACTATATACTGTGTAAGGCAACGCGGTGTTGCCCTTAACCGAGGAGACCACCAAATGAACATCTTAGACCGCATCGAAGCCCGCTTCACCGAAACCAAGACTGCTTGCAAGCTGTACGCCACCCCCGCCAGCGCCACCAAGGCCGCCGAGGCCGAGGTCGCCAAGTTGAACCGGGCGCACAACGTTGAAATCGATTGCCCTTACATCGTCACCTTCGTCCCCAGCCAGCAGAAGTTCACCGTCGTGTTCGACTTCAGCCGCTGGCTGCAGCGGTACAACGCCGGCACCTACCTCGGCTGGTTCTCACAGCGCAACTTCTTCAGCATCTAATCAAACGCCGGGGCTTCGGCCCCGGCACTAACACAGGAGAGAGAACATGACGAGCATTCACACCGAATACGGCCCTTCCTTGGGAGCAAGTAATATGACGCGCACAGATTGCCGAGATATGTATCTTGATT